GAATTTGTATCTATTAACAGGCCTGTAGAATTAGAAAAAAATTCTATATATTATCGTTACGATGAAGGAAATTACACATATGAGCCTTTATTTGAGCATGAGCATTATAATAGAATTTGGTCAAGGATAAGGGCTAAAAATTACCCACCAATAACAGAATTTGTTGATGCTTGGGTAAAGCAGGACGATGTGGCTCTGGAAGCGTATCGGCAAGCGTGCTTAGAAGTTAAATCAAAATATCCAAAACCTGAGTAGGAAGCATAAATGTTAGGCTTTGGCGCATACTCACAGTTAGCATTTTCACAGGTTATACCTAGTGCCTTTGCTCTTCTTACGTTAAGCTCTGTAGCAGCGGCCTCTACAGCACAGCCTGTATTGTATGACGCACAGGGTGCAGCCTCTCTTGTATCTACTCTATCTAGCACAGCTATCAGCGGCTTTACTAATGTGTATGGCGAAGCTAACATTACGCCAAGCGCAATATCAGGTACGTTTAACCTTGATATAGACTATGATGCTAAAGCTAACTTGACAGTAAGCTCTGTAAGTGGTAACATTAGTGCTAACGCCTTAGCTGATATAGATGCCCAAGCAAGCACTATACTATCATCTACCTCTGCTTATCTGACAATATACCTAACAGACTTTGCTGATGAAGATGCACAAGCTAGGGCGTTCATCCCACCTGCTGTAGCTACTGGTAACGTTAACATAGACTATGATGCTAAGGCTAATACAGTCTCGTCTAATGTTTCTGCTTCTACAGATATATCTGGGGTTGACACAGAAGCTAAAGCCAATACAACTATGGCTACACAGCTACTACAGTTTGTATCGCCAGACGTTGGTACGTACAGTGTTAACAACTTCCCCATTGGATCTGTAAGTGCGGTATTTAATTTAGACATAGAGTATCAACTAAATAACTTTGACTATGAAGCTATAGCAGATAGTTATGAAACAGATAGAACTATATATCTACCAACATATTATGAAAACCCATTAATCTATGTTGCAGAGGAAAACTATACCGTATACGTAGATAAAGCACATGCTAATAACACGGTATACATTAGATCGTAAGGAATAACTATGGCATACAAGTGGCCTGATAAAGATAAAGATGAGATTATTGACTACAGTGTAGACTGGTCACGCTTCCTTGGTGATGACATTATCTCTGCTGTAACGTGGTTTATTGATGATGCATCTGGTGTTAAGACACAGGTAGTTGATGCACAGGTAATTAATGGCATTCAGTTTGTTACTGGTACTAATACAGAGACTGTGGCTACAGCCAGGTTTAGCCTTGGTACAAACAATGTGCGCTATAACGTAACCTGTCGTATCACTACTAACGAAGGCTTGCAGTATGAACGTACTATCTACCTACGTATTAAGGAGAAGTAAGAATGTCATATGATTACATTGGCCTAGTGAATGACGTTAACCGTCGCCTTAATGAAGTAGAACTTACTACAGCTAACTTTGCTACAGCTACAGGTTACTATAGCTTTGCTAAGGATGCAGTCAACCAAGCTATTCGTCACATCCAACAGGAAGAGTATGAGTGGCCTTGGAACCACGTTGAAGAGAATGAGGTTCTAGCTGTAGGTGTTGCACGTTATAGTATCCCTTACGATGCTAAAACTATTAACATGAATAGCTTCCGTATTAAACGTGATGATACATTAAATATAGATACACGTAAGTTAAAAGTGCTTTCTTACGAAGAATACCTTGACAAATACGCTGATTCTGAGTATAACTCTAGTAATGCAGTACCACAATACGTAGTACGTACACCAAGCCGTGAGCTAATCTTTCACCCTAAACCCGATAAGCAATACGAATTGGTATATGAATATTACCGTTCAGGCTATGACTTAGACAGATATAACGACGTACCAAGCTTACCTGAACCATATCGTTATGTTATTGTTGATGGTGCTATGTATAACGTTTACCAATTCCGTGGTGACATGCAAGCTGCACAATTAGCATTTGATAAGTTTGAACAAGGCATTAAACAATTACGTAGTATTCACATTAACCGTACTGAATACCTACGTGATACAAGAGTTTCTTTCTAATGGCAACACAGTGGCAGACATTCCCTATAGAGTTTAAGGGTGGGTTGATTTCAAACCTATCACCACTACAGCATGGTACAAATGCTATTGGCTCTGCTACTGTATTGCAGAACTTTGAGCCTGACAAAGCTGGTGGTTATACCAAAATACAAGGCTACACGAAATGGGATACCGACATTGTACCAGGATCTGGTCCAGTACTAGGTGTTAAAGTAGTAAGTGATGGTGAAGTTGTAGCTATAAGAAGTAACACTGCATCAAGTGTAGTATATCATAGTTCAGGTAGTGGTTGGACACCTATATTAACTATGACTGCTAACGGAAGCCTAGTTAGATTTGAAGAGTTAAACTTTGGAGATGGCAATAAAGTATTAATGGTAGATAGTGTAAACTATCCTGTAGTCTTTGATGATATAACTAATACAGCCACCTCCATTACTTCATCTGCAGATGTACTAGGTGCAGAATATGTAGCTGTGTATAAAACAACTACCTTCTATGCCAAAGACAATAACTTGTACTTTACTGCTCCATCTACATATGATGACTTTAGTCCTGCTAATGGTGGGGGTGTTATCAATGTAGGCAACACCATTACAGGTCTAGCTGTTTTCCGCGATCAGTTAATTATCTTTTGTCGTAACAGTATTAAACGTCTAACAGGTTCTACAATCTCAGACATTACATTGCAACCTATTACAGATCGTATCGGCTGTATTAGCGGGGATACTATCCAAGAGGTCGGTGGTGACATTATGTATGCTGCACCTGATGGTATACGACTACTGAGTGCTACTGATCGTATTGGTGACTTTGGTTTGGATATTGCTTCTGATCCTATTGCTAAAGATGCTTTTGACTTACTTTCTATAGGAACACACTTTTGTTCTTTGGTTATACGTGAGAAAGCACAGTACCGTGTATTTTCTTACGTGCCATCTGAACAAGCAAGTGTGTCTAAAGGATTACTTACTACTAAGTTTATATCTCAAGGTGCTGGTGGCTTTGCTTGGGCAACTACTAAGGGTATTAAAGCATACTGCTCAGACAGTAAGTACACATCTTCGTATACTGAAACAGTAGTATTTGCTAATGAAGATGGCTACGTATATGAGCTAGACACAGGTAGTGACTTTGATGGCGACATTATTGAGGCTATCTATGAGTCTCCATATATGCCTATTACAGATCCGCAAACACGTAAGACATTCTATAAGATGACTTTATATGCAGATCCTAATGGTCCTATGGAGTTAGATGTTAACTTCAAATATGACTTTGATGCATCTACCAATACAGGCGTTATACAGCCTAACACATTTACGGTATCAAGTGCTGGTAACTCTGTATTCTTTTATGGCGGTACTGCATCTGTATTTGGTACTGCTACATTTGGTGGTGAGTTAGATAAAGTATATAACTCAAACGTTATTGGATCAGGCAAGACAGTAGCTATACGTATGGAAGACAGTTCCACTAACCCAAGATTTACTCTGGACACAGCTATACTAGAGTTCAGACAAAACGATAGACAGTAAGGATTTAACATGGCTGGATATACACGTCAAGATACAGCAAACAACATTGCTAACGGTAACGTTATTGATGCTGATGACTTTGATGCAGAGTATAACTCTATTGAAGGTGCTTTTAATAGTACATCTGGACATACACATGATGGTACATCTGGTGAAGGTGCACCTATTACTAAGGTAGGACCAGTACAAGATCTTATTGTGTCTGCTAGTGCTGTAATGCCGAAGAGTACAAACACTCTTGATCTAGGCTCTGCAGAGGTACAATACAAGGATGCTTTCTTTGATGGCACTGTTAATACAGATGTCCTTACTGTAGACGGTACAGCTACTATTGCAAGTACACTAGGTGTTACAGGTGTTACCACCCTTGGTAGTAACCTTAACGTAGCTGGAGCAACAGGTGTTGATGGTGACTTCGATGTTAACACTAACAAGTTCACTGTAAATGCTACTACAGGTAATACAGCCGTAGCTGGTACTCTAGGCGTAACAGGGGCTACTACTGTAGGCGGTACACTTGGAGTTACAGGTGTAGTTAATGCAGCTAGTGCGCTTAACGTTTCTGGTGCTGCTGGTGTAGATGGTAACTTTGATGTTGCTACAAACAAGTTCACTGTTGACTCTCAGTCTGGTAACACAAACGTTGCAGGTGTTCTAGCTGTAACAGGTAACATCAATGGTTCTAGTGCGCTAAACATAACAGGTAACGCTGGCATTGATGGTAACTTTGACGTTAATACAAACAAATTCACAGTCAGTTCCACTACAGGTAATACTGTTGTAGCAGGTACTCTTTCTGCTGCAGGTAATACTACAGTAGGTGGAACATTTGGCGTGACTGGTGCAAGTACACTTACTGGTGCTGTGTCTGCTCCTGCTGGTTTGACTGGTAATGTTATAGGGAATTTAACAGGTAATGTCACAGGAAACCTGACAGGTAATGTAGCATCTACAGGTGCTAACTCTATGGCAAGCCTTACCACTACAGGTGATGTTGTTGTAGGTGGTAACCTTACTGTATCAGGCACAACTACTACAGTTAACACAGAGACTATTAACCTAGCAGATAACCAAATCCTACTTAATAGCAACTACACAGGCTCTACACCTACCGAGAATGGTGGTATTGAGATTGAACGTGGTACACTAGCTAACAAGACACTTGTATGGGATGAGGCTGCAGATAAGTGGACAGTAGGTAGTGAGACATTCGTAGCAGGTACGTTTGAGGGTGCGCTTACTGGTAACGTAACAGGTAACGTAACAGGTAATGCTGGTACAGCTACTACACTAGCTACAGCACGTACTATATCAATTACAGGTGATGTGTCAGGTTCAACAACATTTGATGGCAGTGGCAATGTAAGTATCACCGCTACTATAGCTGATGATAGCCATAACCACGTTATTAGTGACATTGATGGACTACAGACAGAGATTGACACTAAAGCAGAACTAGCAGGTTCGGCTTCTCAAGCATTCTCAGCAAGCACCCTTAACGCAACTACTGTTGATCTAGGTGACTGGACTATTACACAGAGTGGTACAGAATTACATTTTAGCTATGACGGTGCTGTACAGTTTAAACTAACAAGCACAGGTACACTCCAAGCAAATGATGATATTGTAGCGGCGGCATTCTAATGGCAGTAAAACCTTCTGGCTCTCTTAGTTTAATAACAGATATTGTAGGTGAGTTTGGTGGTAGTACACCTCACTCTCTTAAAGAGTATTATCGTAATGGTACAGCAGGTGTTACATCTAATAATACTAATGTTCCAGAGTCACCTAACCCACTTAACATGTTGAGCTTTTACAATGCAGTGAAGCAGTTCAATGTTACTATTACATCAAGTCAAAAAGAGTTAAACTTGTACTCATACGTTACTGGCTTGGGCTGGAACGGTACAGATCCTATAGCTGTTACTGTTAATTCAGGCGTATATCTGTGGTCAGATAATACATCTGTTGGTGGTTTGGTCATTTCAAGTGCCTTTAATTCTAAACTCACCCTTACAAACTACGGTTACATTATAGGACGTGGCGGTAACGGCGGTGGATACAATGGTGGACCAGCTCTAGTTAATTCAGCCTCTGGTGTTACTCTTATTAATCAGTCTGGTGCATACATCGCTGGCGGTGGTGGCGGTGGCCGAAGCAGTGGCGGCGGCGGTGGCGGCGGCGCAGGTGGTGGTAATGGCTCTAGCGGCTGGGCACCACGCACTACATCAGGCGGTGCAGGCGGTTCGATAGGTCAGTCTGGTGGTAACGCAGGCGATAACAGATTTGTTTCAGGTTCTGCTGGCGGCGGTGCTGGTGGCGGCGGCGGTGGTTTTTCTGCTACTGGATCTGGAGATCATGATGCCGAAGGTGGCGGCGGCGGTGGCCGCATACTCCCAGGTGTGGGTGGTTCTGGGACTGTTGGCGGTGGTTCTAATACTGAAAACTCAACAGGCGGTAACGGTGGCTCTGGTGGTAATACTGGCGCTTATGGTCAAGGTAACGCTGGTGGCGGTGGCGGTGGCTGGGGTGCTGCGGCTAGTGGTGGAGGCTCTGGTGGCGCAGCTATCTCAGGAACAGCTATTGCATCTTTGACCAATAGTGGTACAATCTACGGAGCAGTAGCCTAATGTCTGATATCAACTTGACACCAGAAGAGCTTGAGGCTATGCTTGACCGTGCCGCTAGACGTGGTGCTATGGAAGCATTGCGATCTCTAGGACTACACGATGAAGATGCGCATAAAGACATTGTAGAAATGCGTACACTGCTAGAGTCTTTTAGAGATACTAAGAAAAGTATTTGGACAGCGGCAGTAAAACTAATAACAGTAGCATTGCTATCATTTATAGCTGCATCTGTGTGGATGCAAGTAGGGAATAAATAATTATGGCTAAGAGATTTGCAGGGTTTACCCCAGAACAGCTAGGCAAGATTGTACCTGAGATGCAAGGTATGCAAGGTGATGAACAGGCTAAATTCTTAGCTGCTAACCCTGCTGCTGCTGCACGTGTAGGTAAGATGGCTGAAACAGCACAAAAGCGTATTGGTATGGCATACGGTGGTATGGTTAAACCAAAAGGCTATGCTACTGGTGGTCAAGTCACCTTGGACGCAGCGCAGCAGAAATACGCTGATGCTCAGAACGCTCTTATTACAGCACAACAAAACCTAGCTGCTAACCCACAAGACAAAACTCTTGTAGATGCTGTTGGTAAAGCACAAGCTGCTGTTACCTCTGCTTCTACTGCTGTACAACAAGCTCAAGCAGCTATGACTGTTACAGATACTAAATCACTAGCAGAGATGCAAGCAGGTGCTACTAGTGACCCTATGTCTATGGTTACACAGGGTCAAGTTGCTACTGTTAGTGATGCTGATAAAACTGCTGGTACTATTGCTGCAGGTACTGGTCAAGCTGGTCCTGCTCCACAGGCTACTGCTACGACTGCTGCCCCTGCTCCTGCTGCTGCTGCTCCTACAGTAACACCTGCCGCTACAACTACTGCTGCTACTGCTGAACAAGGCGTACAGCAAGTAATGGATAAGACTCAAGCTGCACAAGGTACTGTAAGTGCAGATGCTCAGGTACAAGCTGCACAGGGTGACCCAACAAAGTTAGCACAGCTAGGGTTACAGGCTGCACAAGGACAAGCTGCTACTGTACAAGGTGCGCCAACACGTACATTAACTAAAGACGAACTAATCTCTGGATCTACTGTAGACCAAGCTGCCGTACAGCAAATCTATGGTACACAGCAACTAGAAGCTGCTACTGTATCAGGTGAGCTAGACCGCTTGATGAATGACTTCCAGAGTGGTAAGACACCTGCATGGGCTGCAGGGGCTATGAGAGCAGCATCAGCTAAGATGGCTGCACGTGGCTTGTCTGCATCATCTATGGCAGGTATGGCTGTTGTACAAGCTGCTATGGAGTCTGCGCTACCTATTGCACAGATGGATGCAGCTAACAAACAACAGGTGGCAGTAGAGTCAGCTAAACAACGCGCTGCATTCCTTAACATGGAATTTACCCAAGAGTTTGAAACTAAGGTTCGTAACGCTGCAAAGATTAGCGAAATTGCTAACATGAATTTTACTGCTGAGCAGCAGGTGGCTCTTGAGAATGCTAAGATGGCTCAAACCATGAACCTAGCAAACCTCAACAACCGCCAAGCTAAAGTTATGGCTGATGCTGCTACTATGGCACAGATGGACTTGACTAACTTAAATAACCGTCAGCAAGCTCAGGTACAAAACGCTAAAGCCTTCTTAGATATGGATATGGCTAACTTAAACAACCAGCAACAGACTGCTATCTTTAAGGCACAGCAGATGACTAGCACATTGCTGTCTGACGCTGCTGCAGAGAATGCTTCACGTCAGTTTAACGCTTCATCAAAGAACCAGACAGATCAATTCTTTGCTAACCTAGCAAGCCAAGTAGATCGTTTCAACACAGAGCAGAACAATCAGATGTCTCGCTTTAATGCTGGTGAAGCAAACGCTATCACACAATTTAATGCTACACAGCAAGCTGCACGTGAGCAGTTTAATGCTAACAACCAGCTTGTAATTGCACAAGCCAACGCACAATGGTTCCAATCTATTACTACAGCAGAAACTGCAGCACAGAACCAGATGAACCGTGATGCAGCCATCCAAGCAAGTAAGATGACAGAGACAGCATATAACGCTGCTGTACAGATGGAGCGTGATACAATCAGCTACGCATTTAGGGCTGGTGAATCACAAGCTGAGCGTGAGGTAGAAATTACCCTACAAGGTATGCGTAACGAAATGGACTCCGCTCGTATTCAAGCTGAGATTGATAAGTCTCGTGGTGAAGGTTGGGGTAACATCGTTAATACTATTGTACAAGCTGCTGCTACAAAGATATTCTCTTAATCGTGATAAAAGTAGGACTAATAATTATGGCTGGAATGTTTGGCTCAAACTATAATGATACAAAAGCTATGATGGATGATCTGTCCAACATAACAGAGATGTATTCACAAGCTGCACCATCTACTGATGAAGGCATTATGAAAGCTCCAAAGAGTGACAAAGTAGATGCTGGATCTTGGTGGGCTTGGCTGAGTGGTTTGACACGACAAAGGACACAAGAGAACCTTAAACGTGTACAAGAAGAGCTAGGTGGTATGGACCTATCAGGTACATCACCTGAGTATCAACAGAGTATGCTAGAAGGTATTAAACAAGCACAAGCCTATCGTGACAAATGGGGTATTACACAATCTCTTACAGGTAATAATACATGGTTGGTAGAGCAAGGTGACTTTACTATACCTGAACAGTCTGAGATTACAGTTGAGCCATTAGACTCTGAGCCTATGACATCTATGGATCAATCATTAATGGCCCCTGCTGGTGAGCCTAGCCCAGACATGATGTCTTTCGGAGATGAACCAATAACAGATCCTTTAGCTAAAGCTAAGGATGGCATTATGCGTCCACCAGAAGAGACCCTAGAAATAGATACTGATGCTGCTGAATCAGCGGAAGCAAGTACTGCTACCAAAGTTATAGAACAAGCTTCTAATGAAACTGAAGACACCCCATCTTTTAATATTGTAAAATTACCAGCAGATAAACAGGCTGCATATGGTAAGAAAACACGTGCTGGCACACGCAAAATAAATGAAATTGAGGGTATTGTATTGCATCACACTCATGGTTCTAAGCCTATGACAGTTGATCAATATTATAATATAGGTATTAATAAAGGTCTTGGCGCTCCTTTCTTTATTGACACAGATGGTGTTGTCCATCAAGTTGCCCCTCTTACAGATATTGTACAGCACACATCAGCTAAAAAGGGTATTGGTTCTTATAGATCTCAGACAGGTAAACGATTCTCTTCAGAGAATACAATAGGAATTGAGATTGATGCACAATGGGACAAAAAGAAGAAAAAACTAAAATCTGAACCAAATGAAAAACAGATTAAAGCTGCTAAAAACTTAGTTAAACAGCTTTTAAAAACTATAAATGCAGAACGCCCAGAAGATGCCAAACTTGATGTAGATCGTGCTGTTTATGCCCACCCAGAGCTACAAGCAAAGCAAGAGGTTGAGGCAACAGGGGTTTTGAAAAATTTAAGGGAATCTGAGGGTCTACCTGCAGAAAGAAATATTACAAGAGATGGAAAGCTTTATAGATCGCCACGTCCTAAACAAAGGCCAGAATAATGTTAGGCTTACCTCTAGAACTTATCACAATGCTTGGCTCTACCGTCTTAGGTGGGGTCATGTCAATCTGGGGTCAAAGCATTAAAGCTAAAGAAGCCCAGCAAAAG